CGGGGGGAAGATCCGCGATGGGGGGAGGAGTTGCTACAGGGGTTCTTGTTGTTCTACGAGGAAGAACAAAACCGTTTGCAGCAGGATTCAGCCCCTCTTTCTGCATAGCCGCTACAGTATCGCTGTACATAGCTAGCTTGTTTTCTGAAGCCTTCTTAAGAATCTTTAAAATTCTCTGTAAAGACTGAGGAGTCATGCTTATATCTCCAGCAGCCGCCTTTGCTGCAAACTCCCGGTCAGCGTCTGAAAGTCCAGTGCCTGCGCCAAACGCTTGGATAATATCAGCAACACGAGGTGCCGCCAAAGCGATATACGCTTCTGTATTTTGCAAAGCAGGGTCTGAAGCATCAATACCTAAAAACTCCGAAAACTCACTTCTAATGCGTCTAACAAATAACTCAGGTTGTGCTGTTGCACCCGCTATCATTTCATCCGTCAAAGGCAAAACTTCTTCAATGTTATTTAAAGTTTGTACAACAGTTACCGTGCTGTCATGCAAGTCTCTAAAATACTTAATGCCCTCTTCTGCTAGTTTTTCGTTTTTAAAGTTAGCAATGTTTTCAACTTGAGTTTTTCCAACGGCAGGGCGTAATTGCAACTCACTGGCCCGTGCTTTTTGACCCGTGTTGGGATCTTTAACACGCCCCTGCTTGTCTACTTCTAGCATAATCTCGTTACCGTCAGGACCAATAAACGCCTTGAGTGTTGCTTCTTCACCTTCCAGAACTTTGACAAATGCTTCAGGAGAAAGATCTGCCATGTAATCCTCAAAGTCAATCCCTGCGTTTTTTGCCAAGGCTTTTCTACCGGGTATTCCACGAGTGCGTACAATCTCTTTGATTTCAAAGTCTCTTAGGTCTTTTTGTATTGCTCGTAAAGACTCTTCATCTTGAGTGTTTAAAGCACGTTCAGCAAGTTCGTCTAACCCAAGTTTACGTGCAGAGGTTGCAATAGCCTCCCGCCGTGCTTGTAAACTCTCGCCGGCCTGTTTTTCTTGTTGCATCGTTCTCGCTTTTTCCATTAACGCCAACGCCTGTTCTGTTTGCCCCGCTCTGTTTAGCTGTCTAGCGGTTTCCATCATTGTTTCTGGCGTCACGGTAGGTGATTCTAACAAACTCGTCATTGCGCTCTGCGCTTGGCTTGTTCTTGCGGCTTTCGCAGCGTTCTGAAACACAGTAGCAAGCTGTGTGTTGCCCTGTATGCCATACTGCTGTGCCATTTTTGCTAAACCTTGCGGATCATTTTTAAGCTGCTCTAGCATTTTCATGGCTTCACGCTCGTTACGCTTTTGCCTGATGTTTCCACCGATACCTGTCAGCATCCCCTGAACGTTTCGCCCTAAACCAGCGTAACCAGATCCAATCTGAGAGCCAATGTTCTGCCCAGACATTGCTAAAATTTGTCCAATACTCATCTTAACTCTCCTATCCGAAAATGTCGCCAGCCAACCCTAGCAGACCTGAACCAAGTCCACCAACGAGGCTACTAGCTCCGCTAAACAAGCCGCCGTAGAGTCCAGCAAGTCCAGCCTGCTGTCCTGCCTGTGCTTGCAAGTTAGCGAGTTGTGCTTCTAGTCCGTACTCGCCCTGCTGTCTACGCGCTACGTCTACCATAGATTGAATGTTTAACGCGGGTGACAGCGCCGACATTAGAGCCGCCTGAGGCGCGTAGCTTCCCTGTAGAGCACCCATGCCAAGCTGCTGCCTAGCTTGTTCTAATCCCAAGCCTCCTGCTAACATACCTTGACCGCCCGTCAGAGCCTGCATAGCCATCTGTTGTTGTGCTGAACCTAGTCCCTGCGCTTGTCCAGCTAGTGATGAACCTAAGCCAGCGTACTGAGCACCCAGTGCTGCTTGTCTGTCTCGTTCAGCGCCTGCCTGTTGCATCGCTTGCAGAGCCGCAGTGTTCTGTGCTTCTGCTCTGGCTTTTTGCATAGCGAGTTGTTCAGGCGTTCCTCCGTAGAGATTAGTAGTAACTCCGCCTCTTCCTTGTTGTTGCAGACGTTCTTCCAACGCCATCTGTTGTCGCTGTTCTTCGTTACTTTGAAGTGCTCGCAGACGGTTGTAAATGTCTGTTTCACGTTGTTCTGTACCCATGCCAGCCTGTTGCATAAACTGACTGCCCAAGCCCATAGCCTGTGAAGAAGCGTCCTGTATACCGCCTAAACCAAACGGAGTTTGTCCTAACTGTTGAGCACCTAAGTTCATTAAGTTAGAACCCATCATTTGCGACTGTGCAGCGCCCGGAGTCGGTCCAGATAAATTAGCAAGAGCAGACGACTGAAGTGCGTTAGCGATTGCTTGCTGCTGGGGTGACAACGAATACGACGTGCCGCCCTCGCCACCCGTAACTGATCCTCCGAAAGCGTCTGTTACCGTAAACGGCTGGAACGTAACGTCAGGAGCAGTAATCTGGGTTAGAGGGTTACTATATATGTCAGTTATTTGCTTTGGTAGGTTGCCAAATAAATCTTTAGCAACTCCACTAACTAAACCGCTTAAAAAACCAAGAGCCATTAGTACGTCCCTCCATCGATTGTACCTGTAGACAGAGTTCCTGTAAATGTTAAATTAGGAATTGTCACAGTACCAGTAAATGTCGGTGAAGCTAAGTCTGCTTTGGTTGCAACAGCCGTTACAATGTTGTCAAACTCTGTGTTAAACTCAGTGCCTTGAATAATTTTGCCAGAATCTCCAGAAGGCAAACTATCTTTAGCAGCAAAGTTAGTTGTCTTTGTATAGTTGCTCATATTGTTTTACCCATAAGTGCTAATACGTTGATTTCTTGGAGAGATAAAGCAAAACCGTTTATTTCTGACTCAAGACCTATCGTTACTACAGAACCGTTACCTGTGGTATTAACAGTAGGTCTTGTAGTTGTTTCACCTCCAGTGAACTCAGCAACAGTGTACTCTGAAGCTGATTCATTAAAATAGTACGGAGTTTGATTACCAACAGTAAACTCTTGTGTACTATACGTTGTGCCAAAATCGTAAGCCCACTTTAGAAACACAGTTGCGCTGTTAGCACCAACCAGTGTAGGCCTAAGTTTCTTTACCATTTTAAGTTTAGACGGGTCACCAAAAGTTAGGCTAGGACTGTAGTACCTAAATCTGTAACTAGCTGATTTAATAGTGCCGCTGTCGTTGTACTCGTCAGAGTACCCTGAGTACTCCCCTATGCCATCATCTGTTCCTATCAGTAATGTACCGTCTGTTTTTCTTTCGTACGACTTAAACGGTGCAGAGGTCCACCTAGTTACCCTGTACGCTCCGTTCTCTAACCTAGATTTTAAGTCAAAGCAGTAAGTCGTCTTCTGGTCTGGAAACGTAATTAGATAGAACGAGTTTTCGGGGCTGTACACAGAAGCTGTCGGTGCAGTTCTTGTGGCAAGCAGCGCAATAAACTCAGTCTTTACGTTTAAACTTAAGTCAGACAGCGGCATAGACTTTTCTTGTATAGTCCTGCCAAAACTTCTTAAACCAGTGTCTGACACAAACAGCACATCAGTGCCAATGTGTTGTACAGAGTTTCTACAGATGCACCCAACGCCTGCTACAGTGTCTGCTAACGTCATTGTCGCAGGGCTAAAAGCATTAGCGTACACTAGGATACTGTGTTTACCTAGTATAATTAGGTTGTTGTTGTGAGCAACCAGTGCTCGTACTTCGTCGTAGCCATCAGGCCACGCCTTAGATACATCTATAGAACCACTGGAACCACCAGTGAAGTCTGTGCCTATCAGTAGATCAGACCAGTAAATCGTCTGGGTGTCTGCTGCGTTGTCTACGATCCACAGCCTACCGTAAGCCGCCAGAGCCTCGTGACAGTACAACGTACTACTCACAGCGCTACCAGTGACTGTGCTCATTTTTCTGAGTCCTGTAGCGTTGTCGTACACTAGAGGCTCGTGACCACGCTGGAAGAAGTAAGCCTTGTCGTTAAAGTTGACTATCTTCCAGTTGTCTGCTGTAATCGTGTACGAACCCGGAGTAATATCAGTCAGTGTATCGTCAGGGTTAGTAGTCTGCGTAGTCTTAAATATTTTGTTGTTGCCTGTAACAAAGATTTCATCGTTACCGGCATCATCGTAAAAGTAGTGAATCTTAACGGCGTAATCAGAACCCAAAGGCGTAGAAACAGCAGTCTTCATGTCTACACCCTTACGTGCAGCAATGCGCCCTCTCTTGTCGATCACAGCGTTATCCGCAATGTCTGCGTAAGAAAAATCCTGACCAATCGGAGAGTCTTCCGTGTTGACTCCTTTAAAACCCGGAGCAACTAAGTTAATGCTTTGTAGCGGCTGTGCCATACATCAGTCTCCTACGGGGTGTACCACACGACTTCTTCTGGGTGCTTCTGTGCGTCCAGAGCAATCGCGTCAGCCATGAACTTTTCAGCAATACTAAAGTACTCAGGTACTGATGTTCCGCCTGTCTCGCCACGCTCACGAGCTAACAGAGCAACAGCTAAGTGTATTACAGGTTGGCTGGGTATTTCTAGTTTATCAGTATCAGCACTAAGTTCAGCGTTTCTAAGCGTACAGTTAAAGCGTAAATCGTAAGTAGCATCTGGCTTTGGATATACGTCTACTTGTGTGTCGCCGTTAGAGTCAACACCGTTGTACGTGTAGTACTCAGGAGCGCCTGATGCCGGTGTGCCTATCAAGTACTTGTCGTCAAACCAGCGTTGCGGCTTGTACTCCATCGTCAGGTTAGACGTGTCGTTAATTACGTTTAGTACTTTAATCTTGTTTTGTGAGCCTGTGAGAACGTAGTTAAATGTACCGGAGGACGTTGTTACGGTCAGTGTTGTTCTCAGAGCAGACCAGTCCCAAGAGTCTTCGACAAGTTTTTTTGAGTCGTTAACAAAGTCACCTACCATTTTACTGTACGTGGTGTCTGCCACAGAAGCTACTTCTGATTCTCGTAGTCGTCTCAGGACGTTGTTAACTAAATTTAAATATGTCATAGGAAGTCCCCAAACAGACTGTTAAGTATCTTGTCAAACGGGTTGTTTTCAGTAAAATACTTGTCCATATCTTGCAGTCTTTGATTAACTTTTGCTGTTCTAAAGTCGTCTAACGTGCCTTCTGGCTCGCCCATAAAGTAGTCTTCTGTCCAATCGTTGTCACCAGCTCGCTGCTTTTCTTTAAAGTAGTCTCTCCAGCTAGGCTCTTCTCCTAGTATGTTACGTGTGCCGTCCATGTGAGCTTGTATCTGGCTCATGTCGTAACCACGGCGGTACAAGTCCTCTACAGCGTTGTTTCTACGGTACATCTGTTCTTGCAAGCCTCTGTCCATGTACTGCGTAGAGTTTTCGTAGTACCCTACTCCATCAAAAAGCCCCTGCCTGCGTTTTCTTAAACGGTCATCCATAGCACCTTGCCAACTTGGATTAGGACCAGAGTAAAACGAGGGATTTTGACTTGAAACGCTAGAACCAAACAGCGTATCAAAGTCTTGACTGTAGTCTTTATCGTAGCTAAACTGGTTCTGAGCTAAAAAGTTTTGTCTATCGTCAATAACTGCTTGTCCAGCCGCTTGTTCTTCGTCGCTGCCTAAGACCATTGTTTTATCGGTTCCTGCGACATTCATTACGTAGCCTACGCCCGGAACAAAATTTATTGATGCCATTATGATATTCCTTTTCCGCTAAACAGGCCACCTGAACCAAACAAGTAGTCTACGATTGGAAACTCTCTGCCTGCTAAAAGAGTCGGATTTCCTGTAATTGTGGATGACGGCCCTGTAAACATTCCCGGCGAGAAGCCACCGCCGCCACCGCCGCCACCACCGCCGCCGCCACCACC